CGAGAATAAGAGAACCCGAGCCGATCTCGCCCTCACCCGTAAGAATATTGAACCACGCATATCTTACAATAGCAGCCTGACCCTTTGCGTATTTCATATCAAATGAAGTAACAAAGTCCTGGAAGGGGTCGCCCTTGTAACGGTCGCACTTGAATGTGATAGTTCTCTGATTGCCCGTCTTTGTGGAGCTTTCGCCGTGGTAGTAATAGCTGTTTGTCTTTTCCTTGGGATTAAGCGATGAAGAACGGTCTGTAAAGCCCATATATGCCACCGCAAAATCATCAACATCAGCGTTCTGCTCTGCCGAAACGTCAATAGCAAGAACCATCTGATCCGTAGTGATAAATCCCACAAAGGCAGGGTTTGTCTTGACTTTCGCAAACATTTCCTTAAGTGTCATAAAATCATTCCTTTCATTTCTGTATAAAAAATGTAATTTCGATACCGGCGGTGTATATCCAGTACTGTTCATTGTGCATCGTGGGTGCGGGCAGAGAATTTATTTTTATCCTTGCCTGTGATATGCCATCGACAGCAGGTTCCGATACGGCAAGCGTATCCACAATGCCGCAAAGCTTTTCCACAAGCGCCTCCTGCCTGTCGTTGGTGTCCATGGCTGAAACAGAAAATATTACCGACTGGATCTTGCTCCCGTCATAATATTTCTTTATGTCCTTGTTGCCCGCATAGATGATAGCGCTCTGACCTGCCGCCGATACAACGCCTATCTCGTCAATGCCGCCCAGCCTTTTCAGCTCTTCGGCAATGTCAGTGTATATCTTTCCTTTCATCGGACTATCTCCCTGTCATACACACGCTTGAACACAGCCTGCCATTGTTCTTTGTGGTTCTTCTCTGCGACCTCGCACCAGCGGGGAGCGGCGTGCGGGTTGATATCGGTCTTGGTGTTGGGCAGATAATACTGATATTCCGCATAGGGCGTGACCCATTTCAGCTCTGCGCTGCCCATATCCGAATGGATAATGGACGAGCTTATCAGGGCCTTGGAATCGTGTTTGCAGTAGTAATTGCAGTTTCTCAGCGCAGTATTGGCAACCGCCTTTACCGCCAGATTTAAAGCCCTGTCAGCAGATAATAACATATCAGGGCCGTTTATCTGTACATCAACATTCACGCCAGTATCACCTCCAGATGATGCGGCTCAGCACTGCCCTCAAAATGCGTTTCAACCTTTTGGACTGCATAATCACGCCCCATAAAGCGGATAATATCGCCCGTCTTAAATTCCATATCCTCGGGCAGACTGTTCTTACAGTCATAAAACATCTTAGCGCTTACCTGCGGGATATCGCCATTCAGCGAAAATGCCTGAGAATGTGCCGGGATTATCCGTATCCACCTCAGCGTAATGGTCTCGGTATCACCGCCGCCCCAGCCGTCGGACGTCGTTTTGCGTACAACGTCAGCATAGTGGGGCAGCAGATATCTTGGTATAGGCGTCATCACCCACACCCCCTAAACATCAGCTTCACGCCGCCTGCATAAACATTTCCCAGATATATCTTCACCGCATTGTACCTCGCCGAAGATACCTCCGCCTGAGACCTGTCGCCGTAGGTAACGGAATAGCTGCCTATGGTCTCGGACTTCACATCTGCCGCCCTGCCGCATGAATACATATCATCAGCGCAGGCGCAGCAGGCACGGCGTATTTTGCCGCCAATGTTTTCGTCCGCCAGAAGCTCGGGAGTTATCCTGTCGAATGTAACAGCGTCAATATAAGCAGAGGCAGGCTCCGCAAATCTTGCAAAGTCCGCCTCGCTCATGGTGCCGTGAAAAACCTCGCTGTAAAACTTGTAATCAGCGTATGCCATTCTCAGCTCCTTTACCGACAATCAGGCGTGAGAGCAGTAAATGCCCGCAGCCTTGTTTTCGTAGGCGTCGGTGAGACCGTAAGCACGGTAGGAGAAGATGTATGCGTCCGCATCGGGGTTAGCGTCGGGGGAGATCACCTTGCTTACAGTGTGCTTGCCAAACTGGATAACAGCAGGCTTGTGAACTATCATAAAGTTGATAGGCGCACCGCCTGCGGAGGTCTGCTTGTAATACTTGCCTGCAGTCCAGCCGGGAGCGCTGCTGCCTGTAACAGGGGAGTAAACGCCGTCGGAAACGGTGTAATAATCCTTGTAGTTTGTGCTCCAGTCATCGGGCTGGGCAGCTGTCACCTCATACACCGCCTCGGCTCTCTTGAAGCCGCCTATCTCCTCGCCGGAAGATGTGCCGTTGAGCAGGGAAACAGCAGTCCAGAAGCGTGACTGAGGCACCTTGATAATGCCAGCAAAGCCCTCAAGCACACTCTTTGAAACGTAGCTGTAAAGGCTCTGAGCCGCATTGTAAAGGGTGGGGGTAACGAAAAGATATCTGCCGTCCGCAGGGACTTCCACCTCGTCCAGTACGTTCACGCCCTCTCTTACCGAATCCATGAACGCCTCAGCACCGCTGATGGTCTCAGTCTTTGAACCGATTCCGTTGATGGCAGCGTAAGAGGCAAAGCGCACAGCGTCCATTTCGGGAACAGCCTTGGTGCGGATAAATTCGCTTGCAAGCTTGCCGAACGCCAGCCCCGCAGTCTCCTCGTTGTCCATAGCGTCAACGCTGAACTTGCGTCCTCTGTCGTAGTTGAACTTCACGGTCTCGTTGGTGATCTCCACATTGCCCTGAACATAACCGCCGTTGCGGGAGTAGTCAGCCAGACCGTCCATGCTTATCTTGGGGATAATGATCTCGTTTGCGTTTGCGCCTGCCTGCACAAGGGAGCCGTCCATATCCAGCACGGAAGAGCAGGAAGCAGCCTTGTAAACATCGTCCAGCAGGTCAATGTACTTCTTGAAAAGTGCAATAGCATTTGCCATGTAAATTCCTCCTTTTAGTGTATAAAAATAGCCTCGTTCATCTCAAAGATAAACAAGGCTCATCTCTTGCTTTGTTCATGCCGTCCTCCTTACTTCGTGAATTCTCACTTCGTGAGAGGGGGAAGCCCCATAACAGCCCTTGCGGCGCTGTCGTCCGCCTGACCGCCCGAACTGCCGCCTGTGGGGCCCATGTACTTAGGCACAGGCTCATTGCTCTCGAAAAGGAAGTCGTTTTCCTTGGCGATCTTGTCCAGCTGCTCCGTGAGACCGACTATCTCGTTGCCCGCAAGCTTCAAGCCGTCCATGTTGAGCAGCGCCTTTACGGCAACAGCGTTTCTGGGCTTGCGCTCCGAGAGCTTGCCCTCCAGAATGTGGTCAAACTGCATCTTTTCCAGCTTTGCGGCACTTTCCTTCTGCGCCGCCGCAAGCTTTTCCTTGTAGTCGTCGGCAGTCTTTTTAAGCCCCTCATAGTCCAGCTTGCCGAACTCCTCTATCTGCTTGTTGGCGGCACTGAGCTGACTTTTCACGTCCTCATAGTCCCCGAACTTGGCGGAAACTCCGTCACAGTCCTTTTTGTTCTCCGCAAGTATCTGCGAAGCGTTTTCCTCGGATATACCGAACTTGGTAAGAAATTCCTTGGTCATGTTTTTTCCTCCCTAATATAAAATGTTTAACCCCCTCGATTTCGAGGGGTTATGTTTTGGTGGAGCCAACAAAACGTGATTGGCATAAAAATAGCGCATATGTTACCGACAAAAATGTCGTGAACATACACGCTTGTGTGAGTATAAAAAATCGCCCTACTAAGTAAGGCAATCAGTCGATAAATTCGATTTCTTCAACATCTTCTTGCAGAAATTTATATCCTCCAACACCTATTGCCCAGCAGGCAACTTCATTTGAATCCTCGTCTTCGTGATATCCCATACAGATCCCCTCATATACAGTTCCGTCAGTTGTGGTCACTCTGACCTTCTTTTTTTTATAAAAAGCATCGGCATCATCAACTGCTTTACTCCATTTTTCAAAACTTATCACTTGATTATCACCTCATTAAAACAGGAAAAATGTGCGCACCTTTGTTTTCATCATATTTGATCTGAACTCTGTTAGTAGCCTCATATTTACCTGTTTTTTTATTGTAAGTACGACCGGCTTCAAATGGCAAAGTAATAAACTCATCGGGATACTTGTTATTGCCTCGGAATTCATAATGATCACCCGTTCCCGCATACCTGTTTATTAAATCCTGCGGGTCAAGACCCTTTGCAAGTATGCTTCTGGGGGTTACTTTTCCGCCTGACTGCACAGCTTGCTTGACCTGATTTTTCCAAACCTTGCCGTTTACGTGCTTGGACTGATTTTTGGTATCCACGGAAGTATTGACACTGCCGCTTGCAAGAGCATTTCGGAAGCTGTTGACCTTTAAGCCTATTGTAGCATCTCCATTGCCTAAAGTCAACATTTTTTTGTATTCGGCTGCACTTCTGCTTGCCTGACTGTGACCAAATCCCCCGACCTGGGCCCTCTCGTTCCTCAAAGAAAGCCCCGCAGCCTTGGAAAATCTTCCGTACTCCTCTTTCTGCCTCCTGAGAAGCACCGACTTTTCCGTGAACCTGTCCTTATCGTCCGTGGCATCAGCCGCAAGTATCTCTCGCTTGGTCTTGCGCATTGACCTCTCCATAGCCCTCTGCCGCTGGGTCGCCTCGTAATAGGTGTAGGTCTTGCCGTTGTATTCAAAGGGCGGCGGGTCGATGTTTTTAAGCTCCTCTTCCGTATAACTTGGTTCGGAAATGCCCTCTATAACAGGGTAAAAGTCATGTCGGCAGTTGGCGCCTTTAAGACCTGTCACCGTGCCGTAGCCCGTCACAGCCTTTAGAGAGGGATATTTCTTTGATTTCCCCGAAAGGGAATACCACTTGCCCTGCCACTGGGCGTGGTCGGGTCTTGCACCTGCGTGAGCATCGACCTCCACAATGTCCGTGTCAAGCAGAGCCGCATTGTGTTCCGAGACCTTGCCCGTCATTTGCGACAGCCCCGTAAGAACAGCCCTGCGGGCAGCCACATCAGCGTGACACCTTACCCCCGAAGCATAATCCACAAACTGCAAACCGCCCTCTGTGAGCCGCCTCGTGGCGTTCCTGACCGCCGTGTTGTGATCTACAGCACCCGTCATCACCTGCATATACGCATAGTCGAGACAGTCCCTGTAAGCCTCAGCCGCACCGTGAAACCGCACCTGACCGTTTGACCCACGGTAGGAAAATCCCATGGATTGCGTAAAGTTTCGCAATTCTCCCTTGGTCTGGTTCACACCGGCGGTCACTGCCTGCTGAAAGAAGTCGTTGTATTCATAAGGCGTGTAGCCGACATTCGCCTGTGCATATGCTTTTTTATAAAATTCGTCCGAGGTCTGGGCAGCGTCAAAGAACAAACGGTCAACAGTCTCATCGGAAAGCTCCGTATATTCGGATATCTTCTGCTTGATGTACTCCGTTCCCGCACCCAGCTCACGAAGCCGCAGCACCTGATGCTCCGCACTGTCGGTAAGATACCCCGCCTTTGCTATCCTGCGGCATATGTCGGCGATGATATCCTCCTCAAGCCTGAGAAAAAGCTCCTCCAGTTCCGCAGGCGCTCCCTGCAAATAGTCGGGAGTAAGCATTATTCAAAGCTTTCGGGGAGCATTGCCGCCGCCTGCTCCTCCGTCTCGCCGTAGCGCTTCATGCGGTATTCCACGGGAGACATGATCCCCGCAGAGACTTCCTGGAGCCATATCTTCTGCTCGGTCTCGCTGTCGGTAACAAGGCTGTCGTCAAAGTCAAATGACTGTTCGCACGCCCCTCTGGGGGCAAGCTCATGAATGTCGCAGAGCATATCAAGTACCTGCACAAATTCCGTGAGAGCCTTTCTGACGTTCGCCTGAATGGCTGATACCGTGGCATATGACCGCTGCTTGGAAGCCTTTATCTCGGTGGCAGTCTTGTCCGTGTCCTGCACCTCGGAGAGGGTGCCGAAAGCAAGTCCGCACTGCCGTTCTATCTGCCGAAGAAGATTGTTGAGCCCGTTCCTCTGAGCCTCTTCACGTATCTGAGGCGAGAAAATGTTGAACGCCTGGTCTTGGTTAAAGTCCAGCGTCTTTATCAGCCGCCTGTTGAATTTGGGAGCCGTCTCCGTGCCGTCATTGCCACGCTGCACCGCCGTCACATCGGCATATACCGCCAGCTCCGAGCCTTCAAACTCCCATATGCCTCTTGTGAACTGCATATCCGCTTCCTCGATAGTGGAGATCGCCGCATTGAACACCGAGACCCCCAGCGGGGAACGCCTGTCGATGATGTTCGCCCCGGGCATTTTCATATACACAAACAGCGGCCGCTTTATGCCTGAAAATGTCGCCGACGGAGCAATGTCCGTCCATTCAGCAACCGCCTCGAGAGCTATCTCCCGCCCTATCTGCGCCGAGCTGTCGGACACATACGCCTTGTTCACCACTGTGTAATTCGTACCCGAAAGGGAGTGCTTTTCAAGGCGGGTGAAATATCGTCCCTTGCGGACTATCCTGTCAGCGAAAACGCATTCGGTGATGTTGTCGCCGTCATAGCCCGATACCGCCGCAGCGTCCGCCTGAATGATGTCGGTGTATATCTTTCCGCCCGATACATAGGGCTTGAGAAATACCCCGCCCAGAGCACAGGCATATTCCACCCACACGGGAGACAGCGCCACTGCCTGACTGTACGCATCGGAAAGGTAATCCGCCCTCGGCGAGCCTGTCAGCTCCGAGTTAAGCTCCAGCGTGACCAGCCTTGCCATTTCATGGGCCACAGAGTAGGGAAGATTAAGGCAGCGCACATTGCTGTCAGCCACAGCCCACGGCGGCGTGCAGCGGTAGCATTCCGCCCACAGCCTTACCGCCTCGGTCATGTCCTTGTCAGCAGGCAGGGTCTGCATTTTTGCAGCCAGCTCATTAGTGTCAAACAATTTGCATATCGCTCCTTTCAGCCAAGATAAAATGCTCATTTTCCGCTTCTCCTCCAAATCTGCGATGTGGCGTACCGCACAGCGTCAATGCTGTGATTGTTCCTGTCGGGATATCCCGATATGATCTCGCCGTCCTTGCTGCGTTCGTATTCGTATTCCAGAAATTCCGCCGCAGTCTCGGGGCAGCGTTCGTTGTCAATGACTATTTCACGGAGGGACTGCAGCCACTTCATGGAATAATCCACCGACCCGGGACCCTTTTCAGCCGCCCTGGCAAGCAGACCAAAGGAGCGGTAATCCGCAACGGACTTCTGCTCCGCACTGTCGCACATGAGCATATCGTTTGCCGTTACGCCACGCTTTTTCAGCTCGGCAGCAGTCTCCGCATTGCCCTTTTTATTGCAGCGGAACTCGTCATATATCACCAGCGTGTGCTGCGCCGCCAGATATGCGCACCTGACATATGCAAAGGGGTCAGGATACCAGCCCCAGTCAACGCCGTGAAGAATCGTTCCAAAGGTCTTGATGTCCTCGTCAGTGACCTTGCGTGTGACCACATTGTCGAACACGTTTCCGCCCGTGCCGTTGGCAGCGCCCAGATATTCGTTTTCATACGCCGTGGGATTGGTCTCTTTCAGATATTCCGCATCATCGAGGAACGGCTTGCCCAGCCACTTTTTCGGCACTGTCAGATAATTGCTTTCGGTAACGAGCCTGTCCGCCCTCGGCGCTTTGATGTACTTGTTTGCCCAGTTCTGAGCCGATCTCGGGGGATTGAAGGATTTGAACTTGTAAGCCCTGTCTCCGCCTCTGATGACCGACTGCTCTATCTTTCGGACAGCCTCGGGACCCGAGAACTGGTCAAGCTCCTCAAACCACAGAACGCCGATGAACCCGAAGGGGACTTTTATGGACTTGATCTTGTTCTCATCGTCCGCCCCCCGGAAGTATATCTTCTGCCCCGTCTTTGTTTTGGTTATCTCCAGCGGAGATTTTGTGGCAGCATATTCATCGTCAAGACCGAGGGAAGATATCGCCCACAGCATCTGATTATACACCGAATCTTTCAGAGTGTTACCCACCTGGCGGAGAATGCAGGCGTGCATATCCTCGTTTTTCTCCAGCAGGTCGATGACCGCCAGCGAGATAAACGAGGACTTGGTAGAGCCTCTTCCGCCCGGGAAAACATATTCGGAGTGTTCGCCCTCGGCAATGTCAAACAGCACCGATGAAAAGGCAGGAGCCACCATGCTTGCGGGAATGCCGCCGTAAGAAAAGCCCTCCCGATCGTCCGCCGAGGGGAAGTACCTTTCACGGTCAAGCTTCAGGCGGGCATTGTCGTACCTGATCCTGTGCCGCATCATATCGTCGTCACGGATAATGCTCCGCAGCTCCTTTACCGCAGCCACATCGCCCATTTTAGCCTGTTTCAGCAGCGCCGCATTGACCGCAAGCATATTCGTGACCTCGTCCTCGCTCAGCTCATCGAAGTTCACGCCCATATCAGAAAGGAGCTGGTAGTCCGCCACCTGAGAAGCAGGCAGCGACAACAGCAGCTCCATACATTTTTTCATATCACGCTTTTTCCGCCTTGCAGCCCCCGAGGCCTTGCCGCCTTTGGAGCCGTTTTCTCGAGCTTCACTCGAGCTTGGCACTATCAGATTTTTTTCATTCACGGGTCACCACCTGCTTGATTTGGAGTATAAAAAATCTCCATACAGAATGTAAAACTCTGTATGGAGATTAAATTTAGTTTAATTTTTTTATAATATCATCTAACCTATTTTGTATTTTATTAAGCTTAAGCATGATATCCTTGTGTTTTTCTTGTTCAGCACGAGCCTCAGATGCAGCACTTGATACGGTAATGTTAAACATAATAAGTAAAGCAAAAAAGAATCTGGATATTTGAAGAATTGATATAATGACTAGTGAGATTATAATTGGAATAATAAATGAATTTGAGAAATAATCTATTCCTAAAAATATATTGGAAAAAATCAGTGCAAGAACTGTTTCTACAAAGCCTATACTGATTGTTATTATGAAAATTTCATGCTTTTTTTCTTTAGATAATTTTTCGGTTATTGAAGTACGTGCTGTTGCTAGTATAGATATTACAGCAATGTATATCCCAATACTCATTTCTAAAAATGAGTTAATGCTTTTAATCGCATCTTTTACATATGCTAACGAAAGAACAGTTTTCATCCAAGGGTTAACACCCCATAAAAGCCCTGCAATTATTACTAATATTATTATATTTGCAATTATTTCTACGAGAAGTTTACACTTGAACGAGTTTTTCTTTTCCATTACTTATCACTTCACTTTCTGAAGGGTTTTGAAGTAAAATACGCTCACTTGTTTCGAGCATATTGTTATTGCGAAATTGCTGATATTCATATATATCGCTATTATTCTTTTCAATAATGTCAATAGCCTGGTTAAGAAGTTCATTGTCTAAACCAGTGACTGATCGCTGGCATTTTATATCATCACGAAGTATAATATCTTTATTTTTCAGGTATGCTTTTTCTATTTTTTCACTTTTACCATTGCGATAGCTAACTTGTATTTGTTTAATACAATCATTATTTTCTATGTCAAGTTGTTGCAGTAACTCACATACCTTGTCTTTATACATAGAGCTGTTACGTTTTCGTTCACCAACATTAAAAGTTAATACTATTCCGTTACTGTTGATATCATTAGCATTATCCATTAAACTTTTTAGAACTTGAATCATACTTTGAGATTGTATAATTCCTTCATTAAAATATTTATTGGCATCATGCCCTAAATCTAATACTAGTGTAACAGATTTTACTTCCTGTGAGTTAACGATTGTATCAATATCTACTGTTTTAATTAGAGGCATTATTCGAAATCTAATATTCGAATTTTGAATATAACTATTAAAGTATTCGTTTATTTTATTGATATTAGGTGCTTCTCTAAAACCTGTTAATAACGCTATATTATAATCGTCATTATAATATAGCAAATTGATATTAAACAGATCCTTATTGATTTCATTAAAGTCTAATTTGTCGTTTGGCTTCCTTTCATAGACAACACCGTCTTTAGGGTGTCCCAAAGGAATAACAAAAATTTTATCTTTATTTATATCGTTATGCTTAAATCTGAAAACACTTGTAGTCCTTCCATTAAGTATAACCGAAGACGAGATTAACTCACGCTCAAAACTGTCTTCAAACCGCAAGAAAAAATCAGCAATATTGATATCGAGTAATTGCCCATTTTCATTAACCAAATTGATAGAACAAATTTTCACAGGCTTAGTTGTCATTTCTGTTGCCATATATGTTACACCTCACGTAAAATATTTTCTACATAATACCACAAAAATAATCATATGTCAACAAAATTTGAAAACTAATTTAAAAAATGCTAAAAATGGAGAAAAATCAGCAAAGAATATCGCCTGACGGCCGTGAGGTGCCGAGCAGGCGATTTTGCATTCTTTGCATGATATAATAATACATCAGAAAATTGCCCCGTACCCGCACAGATTTAAAGAATTTCTCCAAGCTCGGATGCAAGAGTTATCAGAAAATCGTGGCGTATAGCCTGACATGTGCGCTCACAGTTCAGTGTATCACAATATATCATAGGAGTGCTTCCGCAGACATTCTGCATAATAAAGCGCTGTTCGTGATCCGGAAATACCGCAAGTGCTCTGTCAACAGCAGAAACCCGCTTTTGAAGCAGAGCAGTATGCTTTTCAATCTGCTCCGTTACAGACTGAACAGGCTTGGATATCCCGCTGCCATGCACAGTGCAGTCAGGCGTGCTGTATATCCTGTCAAATTCAATGGATTTTATTCGGCGCTTGTTATCCTCATAGCTGCGTGCCACGGAAAGCACACGCTTGTAAACCTCTTTGTCAAGATATTTTGGTATGTATGTCCTCATAGTTTGTCGCTCCTTTTAAGTTTGTATTCGTTTTATTGCACCGTCCATTTTTGTATCCTCCTATTTTTAATTTAAAAGCATTTCTTCACTTTACACCTCCGGTTTATTCTTTCGGGCATGATCCATAATCAAGCCGAGGTCAAATGACGGCTGCTTGGAAGGCTGTGCCTTTGCGCCGTCTTCCTCTATCCACTTAATAACAGTGTCATAATGATTTTTGTAAGGTGCTTTGCCGTTGGAATAAAGATAATGGTCTATTTTGTCAATATATCGTTCTACAACAGCCTGGCTGTATTTTTCACAAAGGTCATTGTATTGTTTTTGTGTCAGGTGTATTGTGTGGTGTTCGCCCATGGGGCGCATATTACTATGTAATACACTAACACTATCACTATCATTATCAATATCATTTACATTCTCATTATCATTAACACTATCATTATCAGTATCGTTTGTATTACAAAAAATACTTTTGTATTCATTTGTATCGTTTGTATCGCACAAATCTCCCGTTGCTTTTTTGGCAGAATTAACCTTATCCCACCTTTTCTTGATATTTTCAGAGCGCTTTTTGCACGTTTCCTCGTACTTCTGCAAATCGTTGTCCAGCTGATTTGAGATAAATGAGAATGCCATAGCCGACATTCCGTCAAGGTCTGGCAGCCTGCCATTATTCACATAGCAGAAGATCGCCTTGAACAGCTTCCCTGCTTCATCGTCTGATAATCGTTCTATATGCTTTATATAATCCGCATAAAGGATAAAGCTCTTCTTTTTCGGCATTCATACCACCTCAGAACGGAAGATCGCTGTCGCTCACAACTTCCTCAAAGTTCGAAAGGTCGGCAGGAACGGGAGCAGGTGCAGCCGCTGCCGTATTGTTTCGCTGAGGAGGGGAAGAGCTTTTGCTTCCGCCGCTGTCACCACCGAAATAGGCATGATCCACAAGCACCTCGGTAACATAATGCTTTACATCGGGGTAACGCTTATCGTCGTAATTCCTCGTTCTCAGAGCGCCCTCAATGACTATCATCTTGCCCTTGGAAAAGTATCTGCCGATAAATTCCGCAGTCTGCCTCCATGCCACAACGTTGATGAAGTCTGACTGCCTTTCGCCGCTGCCGTCCGTAAAGTCACGCTGCACGGCAACGGTAACATTGCAGGAAGATACTCCGCTCTGTGTCTGTCGAAGCTCAGGATCCGCTGTGAGCCGCCCCATGCCTATCCATTTATTTATCATCAGATGCACCTCCGAGAAGTTCGATTATTCTTGCCGCCGTTTCGGATTTATTGCAGAAAAGAAATTCCACGCCATATGAAATGTGGCACTGATAAATTTTTTCCTGCAGGACATGCCCCGTAACAGTGGAATATCTGCTGTTCCATTTGACCACATCGGGAATGGACTTTATGCCCTTGCCATGCTCACAAAGAACGATCATCTTTATGCCCGAGGAATACGCCCTGCGTACTTCCCGCCAGAATCTGCCCTTGTCCTGCGGATTGGTAAGATTTGTTGCAAGCTCGTCAAGGTTCTGCTTGCGGTCGATAACAAGCGTGTCCCTGCCCTCGGACTGATAGTCTGCAACGTCCATTTTTCTGACCTTGTAAGCAATGCCGTTCCTGTCAAAATACTGCAGGATATGGGCATTTTTCTTTTCCCTGCTGTCACATATTATCATTGCCGTCACCGCCCTTCAAGGCTGACGTAAGGTCTGTGGCAGTGGCGTTCTTGTCTGTCTCAAACCATTCCGCAACCTTGCTTTCACCGCTTTTTATGGCGTTGAAAATACCGATGTATTCAATAAAATCGTCAGATGACATCGTATCAATTCTGCGCTTAAGGCGCTTTTCTATCTGTTCCTGTGTAACGCCGAATTTTGCAAACTGAACCACCATATTTTTGACCCTGTCTATCAGCGGCATATCGTTCTGCCCCGCAAGTGTCTTTTTGCATTCGTTAATAGCGCCGTCCACAAACCAAGACGGAAGAACGGCAAGAATACGTGCTCTCAGACGGCGTGTTGCCATATTGGCGTTATTTTCATATATATCACGCTGCTTGGTAAGCACCTGCATTTTTCCGAATGCTTCACGCTGATGCGGATTGGTGAAGTTCTGAACGCTTCTTGTGTTTGTTTCCTGATCCCAGGCGTATGCCTGCATTTCACTTTTTCCGTTATCCTGAGAAAGCTCCTTTATTCCATAATCAAAGTTGCCCCAGCAGCGGGCAAGTTCCTCCGCAAATCTGATCGTGGGACCTTCAACCGTTTCTTTTCCTCTCGGAAAACTGTAGAATGCTTTGGCAGCCATCTCAGGACGCTGGCACGCTTCAATAACTCTTGCGTATGCCTTTATTTCATCTCTCGGATACTGCTTTGCCAAAATAAGGGCACCCTGAGCCTCGGCGATCGCTCTGCTTGCCTCTATTGCCACAGTACCCTGATTGATATTGTCAAGCCCGGCTGACATTACATTGGCGCTAAAATTCTGAGGTGTATTATTCTGATATGTAACGGGTGCGTTTTCCATAATTATTCAAACTCCTTTGCAAGGTAGGCCGGCAGTCCCAGAATATTTATGTTATGGAATTTGCCGAGATAGCCGTACCAGTTATTGTTTATTTTACAGTCATGATAAATGCCCAATGCTTCCCTGAAAATATCATAACCGTACTGTCTGTAAATCTCGTCTGCCTGCATGATATTCACTGCATAAGGCGGCGATTTTTCAATAGCAATGAACACAAAGCTGCATTCACGGCCCGTTGCCTGTTTTACGCCTTCACAGTACATGGCAGCCTGGAGAGGATATCCATAGTCAATGGATTTTTTCATAAACTTGTCCGTTGCAGCATTCTCCGTGGTTTTCAGATCCACAACATATACAGCACCGCCTATTTCGGTAACACAATCCGCACGGCATTTGCAGCCCTCTCCCGTAAGATTATCAATCCAGAAAAAGGGCTTTTCAGGGTCTCCTGAAAGCAGCTGACGCACAAACGAATCGGACATCAGCTTATTTTTCATTGCCATGATCTGCTCCTGCCATTCTCCGGATATCAGCACCTTGTTTTTATTCAGTGCGATAAATTCGCTCCAGACCTTTTTTCCCGCCTTGGTCCGTCTGTCACAAGATGGGGGAGCGGCAAAATTGTCATCATAAATTTCGGGCTGCAAAACCGCCATGTGAAATGCCTGTCCGAATATCAGCGCATTTGTCGGAGGCTGAGGATTTGAACGCAGATAATTGAATTTTTCGGGACCTTCCGATATCAGCTTCCAGAGTTCAGAGCGGCTTACAGATGGGTGAGAACGGTATTCCGATTCAGTCATCTTCCTCTGCGTCCTCCTCGTTCTCTATGTCGTTATCGTCCTCAGCACCGTCATGCTCCGCATCGCTCAGATATCTGTCCTCGCAGCGCTGAAAAGCACGGCTGTTGCACAGAAAATCAGAAATTTCCATCTGTAATGTCCTCCTGCTTTTTGGCGGTGTCATGCTCACCCGCAAACGCCAGAATATCTTCACGGCTGAAATACTTCGACGCCTTTGTGTAATTGATAATGGCGTCATACATCGACGCTTTGCGGATATATTCCGCAATCTGTTCAATAGTGATTTCCATTTTTATTCCTCCTCAAACAAGTTTTAACTGTCCGTCATTCATTAAAAGCACTTCGGCATCATATTCTTCATCAAGCCCTGTGCCTTCCAGTTCTACAAGCTCCCCATAATCATCATAAACGCAAGGTTTCGCATCAAACAGCCTTTTGCTGTCGCCAAAGCGTTCGATAATTTTTGCTTTCATTTCCTCATCAGTAAAAGCATCATAAATGTTGTTATTGCGTTTTAGCTTAAAAAGCTTGTATAACTGTTCTCGATACCCGAAGTGTTCCATACAGCTCTCCCAAGCCTTTGGGTGTGTTTGTCTCAGAACAGACAAGTGATTGTCTTTAAATTGCAAATCCGTGCCACACATAATACAGCCATTGCGTTTGATGCGCTGTGTACTGCCATCTTTCGCCGTATATGTAATATCATATAGTGGCGAATATTCAAGGCCGTATTTGTGAATGTATTCCCAAACATCGTCATCAGTCCATAGACCAATGGGGGAAACATGATAAAATGCCCCGTCCTTGATGTGTGGTCTGTGACTTGCAAATATATGGCCTCTTGTCGCTATGCTTGTCATTCGGCTATGGCTTTCGGAAGCCATAAGCCCCTTGAAAATCATATCCACATCAAGCTCCGCCTGCAATCTCTCGGAAGGCTCCTTTTTGAGGAGCTTACAGCAGTGCTGAGAGAACTTGCACTCTCTGAGAATATCATAGTATTCTTTTAGCTTGCTTTTTTCGCTCTCAGTTTGGGAATATTTTAGAAAGCATTCAATGTTTATTCGGTGTGCGTCTAACTTGGAAGCTGACTTACCGAGCAGAGGCGCACCATACTGTTCAACGCAATACGCAAATGTCTTTGGCTCTCCTTTAAAGAAACAGTTTGACCTATTAAGCGTATATCCTCTCTTCCTCGCCGCCTCGATTAGCGCCTTCTGACCTTTAAGCTTGCCATCAGGCTTCAAGATTTCTGAAAGGCAGCCTTCTTCTTCAAGCAAAGCCACAATTTCTCTTGCAAAATCGTATCGGAGTTCGGGTTCTTCAAGTCTTGATAACTTAGTTTCCTTGAAGTTGTTCTTGAAATGTTCTTTCCCGTATTTTCTCGCAAATTTCAAGCTTTCGGGAAACTCAATACCTGTGTTTCCGAATATGCCATATACACTCAAAAATTCTTCAGGAAAATTTCGCTCAAACAGATTTGCAACTACTTGTGAATCTTTACCACCCGAAAAAGCTATAGCCATTTTATGCTTGCTAAGAGCGATTGCCCGTCTGATTATTTCAATGGATATCTGCTCTTTTACTTCCAGTGGAAGTTTCTGCATCTCATTTATCTCTGTAAATCGGTAAGATGGCTTTATGCAAGATGAAACATTTATTTCCATACTTGACAACCTCCTCTGAATATCCTATAATAGGATTGTCTTATTTATCTTTTTGCCGTGTACGGTTGCCGCCGTCACGGCTTTTTCTTTACCCCTGCACAGGGCATTCGGAGAGCGACAGAATACTTGCCGCACCAACAAACTGCTGAGCGCATTCATTCGCCATCTCAAAGCTGTGTGCCTGAATGCGGCAGCTGTACTTCCTGCCCTCATAGGTGTATCTAAGGATATACCATTTCATTTTTACACCTCCTTGCAAACATCTGTGATAACCGCCTCGACCAGATCGTCAAGACTGTTTTCAGCGAAAATCCTGTCCTTTGCCTTAGCTTCGGCAGCTTCCCGTGACCCAGCCGATACGCTGTACACATCGTTGAATGCGCCGCCCTTGAACCTGAGATGTACATATACGTTGTATGTGCTCATTACTTTACACCTGCCTTTTCCTTAGCCGCTTCGAGCAGCTTCTTGTCGATGATACGCTTGAGGCATTTTGCCATAATCTCAGGGCTTGGCTCGTTCACGAGTATGATCCTGCGTCCGCTTTCGGACATCATTTCTCTGATGATGGGCTTTGTGGTTTCATTCATATTTATTTCTCCTTCTTATAATATTTAGACGTGTTAATATTTTATAAATTGTGCAGGTTGACAAACAACTCCCAAAGTTTTTCGTAAATACCATATATAGTTATTTTATTGACAATAATTGCTATATGTAGTATAATTAGGCTATAAACTAATATGAAGGGAGGAATGTTCATGTCAAACACTAAGCAGACAAGTGCGTCTGTCGCTTCAAAAGCATCGACTATTCTCAGAGATGGTCGATACAGCAAGACTTCTAAGTCAGTTGCCGGAAGCGCTCTTTCTCAGACCAAGACATCTTCTAAGAGCAGCAAGAAGTAAGCTTGGCAAAATTTAGTTTTCTTTGGCGGAGTGCGAATGTACTTCGCCGCTTTTTTTGAACAGTACCTGTACCGGAACATCTGAAAAGTATTTTTCATGTATTGCAAGAGCTTCATCAAGTGTGAAGCCTGCACGTCCCGTCAGTTTTTTGCTCAGGTAGTCAGCGCTGATCCCAACTGCTTTCGCTATGTCTTTCTTCTTTATTTGCCTGCAGGCAATTTCTACTTCCAGTGCCGGATAAGCGGGTTTAACGGTTCTGTATGGCAACTTCTCCTCATCTCCTTCCTGTCCCGGACAGATAATAAGTTTACTGCTCAATGATCTCCATATGATCATAAGCAAATTTGACCATATCATAAACAGTCTGAGCTTTGGTGTTGTTGGTGATCTGCATGACCTCCTCAACCATTTTTGCCGCTTCGGGGTAAGTTCTCAGCTGGGCAAATTCGATAGGCGCTTCCTTTGGCGCTCTTTTGACTTTGAATTTCTCTTCCATGTTTTCACCTCCTGTAACTTAACCTCAGCTTTTCAGGAACAGGCATATGCTTTGACCTCATGGGTCCTCTGCCTACTGCATACACCGATATTTTTTTGCCGTTTTTAAATTCAAAGACAATAATTGTGCCGAAAAGCGTTTCATTTTTTATACTTGCTATAGGTTTCATGCGTTCACTTCCTTAATTGCACAAAGTTGACAAATACTCCTCCTATATTTTGTAATTACCACATATAGTATTTATCTTGATTTGTCTTGAATTTAATCGCTATATGCGGTATAATTGTATTGAAAATAATTATGAAAGGAGGAATAAGTTATGGATAAAAGTGAAATTGCACTTCAGCTTACATTAAAGGCTATGGATTCATCAAATGTAATTCGAACCCACGGTAGAAATGATGGCGAAATAGAAGAAACCAACACTTTTAATGCAAAGCAAATTTCAGATTTCTACAATTCGGTATATGCAGCGATCAATACCGAAGAAGAATTTACCGTTCAGGCAAATTAAGGTTAATGTGCATTTAGGGAGAAGTTATTGGCTATCTCAGAAACTACCTTGCACATTGAATCGGTAAGTTCAGGGAGCCTATCGGGGTTCTCTTCGCTTTCCTGCTTGATCAGTGTCAGCTGGTTGAGCAGGATTTCTTTTACATCTTCCCAGTTTTTAGGCGTGTTTTTCACATTCTCACTTCCTTTCATTTTTATCTGTCCTGATTTCGGGACAGATAATGTGTTATACTGAAAATGGCATTATGCCGACCGAGCAAAAAGCTGCTCAAACTGACAGTTGGGGAAGAACTCATTTTTTATTGTGAAAGCTTCCTCTACGGTAAACGAGCTTTTACCTGTAATCTTTGCTCTGAGGGTATCCCGTGTTATCCCGAGCCTCTTTGCAATGTCAACATAGTTAATATGCGCCTTTGCGATCTCGCCTATAAGATTGCTGTATTCCATGTGCTTTTCTCCTTTCATTTGAATAGCTCTATTATGCAAACGCATAATTTATGATTTAATTATATTATTCAACTGCATAAAAGTCAATAGTTTTTCTGTAATTTATTACGCATTTGAATAACTTTGTCGCTATGCACAAAAAATTATGCAGTTCTTTGTTTGTGACAATGAAATTATACGCATTTGCATAAATTTGTTGACTTTTGTTTTTTTTGGTGATATACTTATGATAATTTAATAGGAGGCGTCAATTATGGCAATCGGAGCAAAGCTAAAACAAATACTGGAGGACAGAGGGCTGAAAGCAACAGACATAGCTGCGCAAACAGGACTGTCCGCTCAGACTATATACAGTCTGATCTCACGTGACAGCAACAAGGCGAGTATAGATAATCTTATAAAGATTTGCGGTGCTCTTGGAATTACAGTTGAAGAGCTAAATCAGTATGATCTGAAAACTAAAAGCAATGCTTTACTCAAAATATCAGTTACTGAACACGAGAATAAAGTAATTACAGCCTACCGTGATAAGCCAGAAATGCAGGGAGCTGTTGATAAGCTCCTTGAAATAGAGCCTGCACGCAGAAAAATTGATATATCCGCTTACAAGCAGAATATAGCCGCAGGAACAGGAGAAGAAGGATTTACACCTGAGAAGTTCAAGGAGGTTGACGACTTTGCAAGACAAATCGCAGAACTCGAAGCCAATGAATCTGATTGATCTCTACCAGTTTGCAAAGGATAATGACATAACGGTGGTAGAAACTATTTGTCCAAAATGCAAAGCGATTTCCATGCTGTCACCGCAGGGAGAGTGCTACATAGGTATTGATTCAAAATCAATGAACAGTGAGCGTGAGGAAAAGCAGTATCTTGCTCACGATATAGGGCATTGCATGAAGGGTGCATTTTATAACCCATATTCACCTTTTGACATTATTGAGAAGCAGGAGCATCGTGCAAATGCCGAAGCGATACATTACCTTATTCCCAAGCAGAAATTGATAAAAGCAATGAAAAGCGGTGAGACTGAGGTATGGCAGCTTTGTGAATACTTTGACGTCGATGTAAAGTATATAAAGCTTGCTTTTTGGGAGTATTTTGATAAAATAATTTAAACTTTTAAGTAAGGACGTGACAAAATGCCAAGATGTAAAAAATGTGGGAAATGGGGATTGTTTCTTAAATTGGACAAAAATGGTCTATGCGACAAATGTGCTTTGGAACCTTGCTATGATTTAAATAGCATACAGGGGATAAAAAGTATCCCTGTTAAGTCATTTAAATATGATCCGAAGGACGGTAAAAGTTACGCTTATTACAATATCGAATATGTATTGCAGCGAAAAGCGACAGAGCATAAGAAAAATGGTCGTTTGGATTTGGCAATAGAGTGCCTTAGAAAATCAAATGAAATAATGCCTCTTTCGGATATGACATACCCGATTGATGATTATCTGAGACTTGCAAAGTATCTTCGGTTAGATAAGCAGTTTGATGAAGCTCACAAAGTTGAAGAGATGTATTCAAATGGAAATTCTGCTGCAGAAAAAATATTGGATATAAATAGCATCAACTTAAAGCAAACTGACCTGGCAGGGGAAATGAATACGGATTTGGTGGACGTTGTATGTAATTGCTACCATTGTGCAGAGTGCTCTGCATATGGAAATAGAGTGTATTCCATTTCGGGCAAAGATAAGCGATTTCCAAAGTTGCCCGATTATGTCAAAAATAATGCAGGGCATTGTTCTATGATTATTTACCCATTTATATATGGAATTCATTATTTAACAGACCCATATACTAACAAGTCTATATCAGGCACTGACGTAATTGAATATAGCAATCGACCATTTACTGATAGCAGACCACAACAATGGATAGATGGATATAACCATTTATTAGAATTAAAGCACAAAAGAGAAGTTGATGAACTTAACAGTAAATATGCGCAGCAAGAATATGAGCAAATAGTGATAAAGCTGCCCGATATTGCGCCTAAAAATCAGGCGGGATATACACGAATGAAAAAAGCTGCTTCTGCTAATTTCAAAAAAATATCAGAAGCAGCCCGTGAAGCCGGAATAACTATTCATGATTTTGAAAACGAAGATTGACAATTAAGGAGAGTGTACTCAATGAAAAAAATAATATCAGCTGTTCTTGCAGTCATGTGTGTGATGTCAGTTTTTTCAGCATGCGGCAGTGAAGCAGCACCAAATACCGAGGTGTCTGTTTCCGAATCCGTGTCCGAAGAGGAGCAGAGCAGTGACAGCGTTATCAGAAATATTAAATGGGGTATGTCAATAGACGAAGTGAAATCCTCCGAAACTGCTGAATTTGATAGTGAAAAGGAAAATAAAAGCCTGCGCTATAAAAACATTGATATGTTCGGTCAGAAATTTGATTTGACATATGCTTTTGATGTATCTGACGGTTTATATTCGGCTGTATATGGCAGTCCTGATCTTATGCCCGATGATGCGGCAGCTCTCCAGAAGTCAATAATAGACACACTGACAGAAAAGTATGGAAAAGGTGAAGACGGCAGCCCGTTGTATGATCTTGTCTGGTATTCCGGTGATACTAAAATATCACTTTTTATCGGTACACCAAAGGACAATGATACCCTTACATATTTCAGAATATGGTATCAGAAAGATGATGACGCAGCCAGCAGATCCGATAATGGAAATCTTTGATTTATAAATAAAAATCCCCGCTCGGTGTTGCAGCACCGAACGGGGAGAGGGATATGTATAAAATACACACACCACAGTAACTGTATTTTATCATATCCTGACGAAAAAATCAATAGGAGTGATAAAAAATATGCAAACCGCCGTAATATACGCCCGATACTCTTCGGACAAGCAAACGGAGCAGTCCATCGAGGGACAGCTTTACGACTGCTACAATTACGCCAAGCAGCACGGCATAACAGTCGTGCAGGAATACATAGACCGAGCCATGACAGGCAAAAACGATGACCGCCCAGCCTTCCAGCAGATGCTTCATGAAAGCGCCATGCACAAGTGGGATAGTGTTATTGTGTGGAAACTTGACCGCTTTGCACGCAACACCATAGACAGCGCCGTAAACCGTCAGATTTTAGCTAAAAACGGCGTGAAGCTGCTGTCCGTCATGGAGAGCTTCGGGGATGACGCATCGGGTCAGATGATGACCCACATCATCGAAGCAATAAACGAATACTACAGCGCCGACCTCAGAGAAAAGACTATCCGAGGAATGCGCCAGTCGGCAATGAAGGCTCAGACCACGGGGCATATCCCGCTGGGTTACAAGGTCGTTGACAAGAAACTGGTCATTGATGATGAGACCCGAATTATCCCCGAAACAGTGTTTCGAATGTACGCAGAGGGGGAGAGGCTCACCGACATAGCCGAGCATCTGAACGCCCAGGGCTATCGCAACCGCCGAGGCAGACCGTTTACCACAAACAGTTTTTACAATATGCTCAGCAACGAAAAATACATCGGAATATACAAATACGACGATATCGTGATTGAAGGAGGCATACCGCAGATGATACCCAATGAAGTTTTTGAGGCTGTAAGAGAAAAGCTGATAACCAACCGCAAGAGAGCCGCCAAGAACACCGCCAAAGCCGACTATTATTTGTCGGGTAAATTATACTGCGGTCACTGCGGAGAGCCTATGAGCGGGCTGTCAGGCACAGGACGCAACGGGGTCAAGCACTATTATTACCGCTGTAACGGCGTGCAAAAAAAGTCAGGCTGCCACAAGAAGCTGGAAAATAAATATCTGATAGAGGACGAGGTGTGCAGAGCAGCACGGTCGGCATTTGAGCAGATGGACAAGGCGGAGACCGCCGAGACCATTTATCAGATGTATTTGCAGACGGTCAAGAACGAATATGCGCCTGCCGAACTGGAAAAGGAGCTGACCGAATGCACAAAGCAGGCTGAGAACGTGGTGAATGCCATAGCCCAAACGGGAGGAAATCAGCTGCTTTATGATAAGGTCAGGGAGCTGGAAGAGCGCAAGGAGCAGCTCAGCTCCGCCCTCAGGCTGTCTCAGGCGATGACCGACAACGTCCCCTCTGTGGAGCAGATTACCGTGTTTATAGATGATATCCTCGCAACCGATATCAACACCACCGAGGGCAAGAAAGCTATCGCCGACATCATGATATCAAAGGTGTATGTTTACGACGACAAGCTCACGGTCATTTTCAAAGATAAGGACGGCAAATGCGTTGATATACCGCTCTCAGCCGTGTCAGATAGCTCCTCAGCGGATTGTGCTCCCTCTGCACTGGGGAGCCAA